TTGCATTTCCCCTTCATCATTTTTTTCATCATGGATTTATCTTCTTTGACATCTTTCTTTTCAGATTTTTTAATCATTTTAGAAATGAGTTTTTTGTCTTGTGCTACATCCATATGTTTTGCTGATTTTGCAGGTGCTTTCTTTTTCATGATTATCCTCCAGGATATGTTTCAGAATATATATAATTACGCTGTTCATTTAATATTTCAACTACTGAACTCAACCCTAAATCAGAAACACTAAGCATGGCAGTAGATTGTTCTATAACTTCCATTTCGTGGTCAAAATAATCATAAATTACTAAAACTAATGCTCGTTCATAATAATCTAAGTTGCCATCTTTTTTATAAATCCACCAATTAGCAACTGAATGTGTATGCGTAATGCGAGGCAAAACAATTTCTGCCCCGCTCTCATCTTTTATTATTGTCTTCATTCTTTTCTAAACAACTCAGAAACTATTTGAGAACGCTGTTCTTTGTTAGCTCCCTCAGTTACCTTATACATGGTTTGCATAATTTCACTTCTAGTGTAGCCATCACGCTTTAATTTTTCGACGCCGCCTGGTTGTGTGATGTGGTGTTCAGTAATTTTATATTTGCTCATTTTGTTCTGCTCCTTGCATTAAATCTTTTAATTCTTTATTCATTTTTAAACCATGGGCCTGGGCACGTTGTTGTACCTCAGCAAGTTTAGCTGCTGATTCAAGCGCATGTACTTCAAGACTTGTTTGAGACTCTTCTAAACGCACAGCACTATCAATTTGAGCTTGCGATATTTTTGCCTCAGCTTCAAGTATTTTTGCATCAGCAAGTTCTTTCTCAGTTGCAAGACGCGCTAGTTCAAACTGATTTTCAATTTGATTTTGTTGTACATCAGACTGCGCTTTAATCATTTCAGCTTGCGCACGAATCATTTGCGGGTTCTGCGACATAGCTTCTTGCTGCATTTGCATAGCCTGTTGTTGCTGCTGAGCTTGCTCTTGTAAATATGGGTCGATTGATTCTTGTAATCTATCCGCTCCATAAATGGTTAGGTTAGATACTAAGATTTTAAGTCCCTGCGGACTATTCATGAATTGGCCAAACTGTGGACTTGCTTGCATCAAAGCTACTATTTGCTCAAGCGCTTTATTTTTCTGTATTTGGAAGTTTACGCCCGCTTCAATATTTACTTTAATGGCACGGTCTTTGTAATCAAGAACTGGTTTGCCTTCTATATTGATTTCTTGATAAGACTGTTCACCATTGCTATCAATCACAGGAATAGTACGCTTACCAATCAAATATTTAGGCATCAAATCTACGATGATATTCCCAATCTGAGTTAAACCCTGTAAATAACCGACAATGTAAGGCATTGCGGCAGAGTTACCTTGGGCGGCCGTTTCAATAACAGCTTTTCCGGACAATCTTGTGTCGTCTCGACCGAGATTAGAAGCATAAGAACCAAGAATTGTTTGAGTGGTTGGGTCAGTGACTTGAAAAGCACCCATAATTTCAGGCGGCGCACCTTGATTAACCACTTCACGAATAGGTTGCGGAATTGCTTTGTTAGGATCGTTTTCATAAAATGCATTTACCACAATCGTATTGGCTTTTTGGATATCTGTTAATGCTTCGATGTAATCGTCTTCTTGAGGGATTGCTTCCTTCATGACGATAAACTTGGATTGTATTTGATTTTCTAAGTAGTTTGCTAAAGAAATACCTGCAAAGTTTTTTAAATCTTGAATACCTTTCGCATGATAAACATATGGGCGCGTCATCTGGTAGGTTGTATTTGATGTGCCTTGAGTCAAATTGATTGAATTACCATCAATAAATACATAGGGCAAATAAGTATAGTCTGTTTCTTCGTGCTCAAGCACTTGGTTTTCAATCAAGCGATATCGACAAACTGTTTCAAGCTCTGTCCAACGCGGTTTACCCATAACAATTGGCAATTGCTCAATGAAATTCATTTCTTCCCAATACGCTTGCATGCGCTCATAATCTTTAACGGTCATGACTCGTCCGTCGGCAAGTCTAACAATTCGTGTGCGCTTTTTCTTTTTCTCAAAGTAATCTACAACAAGAATTAGCTTTTTACCCATGGCGTCTTTGTATGACCAGTTAAACCCTTGAAAATCTCTTTCATAATTTATTCCTTTAAGTTCAACATCTGGATAGTCACGCTCAAAGTCTTTAACATCCATTGGAAATACTTCAAAACAATATTGGCCATCGCCCTTATGAGATGTACGAGCGGCTGGGTCGAAACCGCATAGCGTAGGGTCAAATACACGACTCAAATAAATTTGTTGATTAAAACTCATAGGGCTTGAGTAATCAGTCCAAACTTTAGCTGCTGAGTAGCCACCAGATAACAAATCTTTATAAATCTCATAACTAAAAGAATCTTTATCAGCTTGATATAGAATATGCCTAATATGGCCTTCAACAAGATTTAAAACTTCATAAGGAATAGGTACGCCTTCCGCAGGAGTCACGCAGATACTTGGCTCTTGCTGCGCAAACTCACCGAGAAGACGTGATATGTAAGCTTCTAAAATATTAAACTCAAGCACAGGGCGATGCAGTTGTTGCATAGCTGCACGCTGCTGTTCACTAATGGATTCTTTGAAAATATATTTGCGGAACTCGTGAAAGCGTTTATAGTTATCTTGAAAGTATTTATAAGATGTTGAGACATCTTCCTTAATCCGTGCAAGTTTATCTGATGCACTTTTAGCTACTGTTACCATAGAGCTGTCCCTTAGCGTTGAGTAGTGTTCTTTGTTTTCCCATTATCTTACCAGCAACTTGACTTGTTTTGCTACTATTTGTTATTTGAGAAATAGGCAAAGCGAATGTCAAACATAACGCATCGGAACAGTCACTTGAACGTATTCCACGCTTTTTCATTTCTTCCTTTTTTTCCATAACTAATCGTGAGTTGCTATCAATTTTGTAACGAGTTCCGCATATGTCAGAATGGAGTTCATCAGAGTCAGGAATTTGACAAGGCTCATCCTCAAGCCAGGATTTAAGTTCACCCCACATTTCAGACCGCTTGTTACTGTATTTACGACCATCAAGCGGTGTTGAGCCAGCATTAATTCCGATGACGACTTGTCCATGTCCTAATTCCTTTAATCTATCTACTATGCCTGCGCCAAGGCCACCAATGTCTATAAAAACTTTGGCAGGTTGTTCATAAATAATGATATTGTTAACGATTCCGACGATTTCCATCGTATCTTTTTTGACATAAGTTTCAAGACCAAAAGCTTTTCGTCCCTTCCGCCTGATAATTGCTGATCTATCAGCGCCAAACCGAGCAGGGTCAACACCGATAACAAGATGCCCATAATCATCGATTTGCTCTGTTTTCCGAGCGCGTAAGACAAGCTCATTAGGGACATAACTATCTTCTCCTGTTAGCTGAAAAGCTTCGGCACTGTTGCATGGATATTCTTGCATAAATGACTTTACGCCATCAGTACCATTAACGCTAAATTCAGCAATTTTATTTCTGCGCCACGCAATTTGATTTAACGTCAATTTATATTGACGCATTAATTCTTCTTCATCAATTGTCGGCGTAAAACCTACTGGGACAACGGATTGATACTCATCTTGCCAAAACCAAGGAACAAAGATAGCAATGTATTCAGATTCGCCAGCCTCAGCCTTTTGCCATTGCTGATGAAAAAAGTTACCTACGCCGTTTGCTGTAGACTCAAGCACAATTTCTGTATTAGGTGCATTAGGCACAGCTTGAAAGATACCTTTTGCGTGTTCGCTGGCATGGTTCCAAAATGCAACTTCAGAACCATGTAGAAGCTGTATTGTCGCAGACCGACCGACACTTTGATTTTCGGCCGTTCCAAGCTTATAACCACTATCTAGTTTACCGAAGATAAGTTCTTTTGCGTTCGAGGTTGTGACTTCTGGCTTAATAAGTCCTGGCGTATTTTCATAATATCGTTGCGCCATTTTGTAAAGGTTGTTAGTTGCATCTAAAGCATGAGTCAAGATAAATGCTTGAGTACCAAAACGATGGATGACTTGATGATAGTATCTTGCGCCGATGTAGGTCGACACACCTTGTTGCCT